GAAAGCAACAAGGAATTTAATTATTTTTTTTCTGCCTCTCTAAAGCAGAAATCTGCCCATAGTTCCTTAAAATAAACGCCTGCGTGTTTCGCTTTTTCTTCGCTCTCGAAGGCAAGACGGGCACCGACGCCCGCATGCGAACTCGTAGAAGCGACATACGCATTCGCAAAAACGAGACCTCCACCCGCACTCGCATTGTAACAAGCACGCAACACACACCGCTGCTTTTTCTCTTCGGTAAAACGGCTATATTCTTCTTCTGTGAAGAGATAGAACCATGGATAATACCTCCATTCGTTTTCTGTGAACTTCGGTTCCCATCCTTCATTGATAGCTGCTGTTATAATTCTTAGCTTAATATAGGCTAACGTATCCGCACCAAGCAGTCCTATAAAAGCATTCTCTACACCATCGCTTGCCATACTTAGCGCATCGTAATAACCCTCAACAAGTGCATTGTTACAACCACCCAAAGCTGTACATGCATCATCGAAAGTCTTTATATCTTTCCATGACGTTTCTTGCTCCTTTAGCGTAAAGTCAAATATAGACCTCTTCATCTCTGGGGCTTCTTCAACATTAGCAAGAACCGCCTTTTGAGCATCTTCTTTTGTCTCATACATTCCAAATCTCTTGCCATCACAAGCATACTCAACTACATACATTGTTTTCATACGTTTTTTTGTTTTATAAGTTAAAATAATAATGGTTGTTTATATCTTAGAACTCTATTCGTTGCCAACTTATAGAACTCTTTTTTTATTTCAAAGCCATAACCTCGTCTTCCAGTATTAGCTGCTGCCAATAGAGTAGAACCAGAACCAGCACACGGATCGATAACTACATCCCCCTTATCTGTGAATATCTCTATAAGCCTCTCAAGCAGTGGTACTGGCTTCTGTGTCGGATGTACCTTTGGCGTTGTGGAATCTTGTACCCAGTCAAAGCAGTTAAATATCATCTGCCCTTCATTCCTGAATTTCGGCAACTTATCACGATATAGTATCAAACCATATTCGCAGTTGCCAACGACCTTCATATTAGCTTTCAGAACCTGCGCTGAGAACTTCTTACGAAAGACCAGATTAATATAGTTATTAAAACCGTACTTCTTTCCAAGCTCTATGTACTTAAACTGCTGTTCGAACTCGCAAAACAACAGCATACAAGGTGCTTGGTTTCTCTCTTTAGGCTCTTTCCGTAACATCTGTGAACAGAAGTGCATAAACTCTGCAGGGCGAAAGTCCTTATCAGTATCGAAAAACTCCTTACCTGCAAGTGCGCTTTCTCCGTTCTTGTTGTCTCCTCCTTCATACCAAGCAGGGTTGCTCGCATAGGCATTTTTACCCAGATTATAAGGTGGGTCTGCAATAATCATCTGTGCTTTTGGCAAGCCGTATACCTTGAAGTTCTGGAAATGGTCGTTAAATAATTCTATATTTTTCATCTTATTTTATGCTATTTTGCCGTACAAGCCGTTTTTCTTAGTAAAGGCATATACTTTATAACCATGTTAACGATAGCGTCGTGTTGAGCCGTTCTGCCATTACAGACCGCTCTCGACTGTATAACCTTCCATGATTTGGTATTTACCTCGATAGTCTCTAATCTCTTTCCTTTCTTGTCTTTTGCAGACAATATAAGGCTGTCCGGATGTCTCTCTTCGTCATAGTAACCCATAGCAAATACGCAATGGTGCATCGCCTTACCTTCTTCCGCAAACTCCCTTACGCTATGTAAAGGCTCTATCCTTATATCCTTATCTCCGAAAGATAGTCCAGCAAAGTTTTTCATCCTCTCCTTGTATAGCTTATCTTGCTTTTCAATTTCCTTTGCTTTACGTTCCATCTCTTTCTCTGCCTCTATCTTATTCTTTTTCTCCAGCAGCTTATCATGTGCTGCCTTTAAGTCGACAGGGCAAACGTACTTCGCATTATGTGTATCAAGATTAAAGTATCGTAGTAATTCTATATAGTCTACATACATGCTACCATCATCTACTATATAGTTATTTCTCTCGCATATTCGTACAGCATGCTGCCACCTCGTACGGTCTTTTAAGTGTCCTCCAGCGTGCTGCCAAAAGCCTAATATGCCATATTGCTTATGCTTTACCAGCTCTTCTACAAATGGATCGTCCATCCTTATTAACGCCTTCATCAATGGAATAACCTCTATTTCTTTCTCTTTCAGTATATCCATCGTCCAGCCATTTCTTTTCAACAGCTTTGTAACCGAACCACGAGCATACATATAGTTACCAGTTATATCGAATATGTCTTCATAAGCTACATAACCTGTAGCACTTGCGTTGTGGTTCTTGATGTTCATCTCGCTATTAGTCCAACTGAAGTGATACATACTTCTTGTATAATCTCTACCGACTATGGTTTCTTTTCCTTCTTCGCTTATCCAACTCTGCCATAATTCCATAACATCATACATCGTGCTGCCATTCCTATAGTTGCACCTGCTTACTTCAAATGTCCTTGCTACTTGATAACCCTTATATGCCTGGAACAAGGTAAAGTGTCTTACCGTGTTTCCTTTCGTTTCTGTTGACCTGTGATAAACTAACTTTAGCTTTTTTCCACACTCTGGGCACTCATAGCCGTTCTCGCAACCAAGGACAACCCCTAACAACGAGCTTGATAATCTCGAACTGTGTCCGCAACACTGGCACCACACCCAACCGTTTTTCTTGTACAAGCCTATATCCTCGAAACAATGTTCATAGGCATACTTCTTTGCAGCTTCACTGATAGGCTTTAGTTGCTTAGAGAGCTGTAGTACGTGTTTCTGCTCCTTCGTCCTTGGTTTCATAGTCTCTTTCGTTTGGTTCGTAATTATCATTGCAGTGCAATAGATTTAACCCACACTCTATCGTCGGACCTGTATCAACCGAATGTGTACAGGTTTCGCACAACCCCCAGTACTTTTCTTCCATCAGTATTGCCCTCCGAATAAATCGCCCATCATCGCAGCCTCTTTCTCTTGCTTCTCTTTAGCCGCTTGTAATCTTTTCTCTTTGGCTTTCTTTTCTCGTTCTCTCTGCTCCTCCTGCCTTTTCTTTTCCTGCTCTTCCAGTTTCTTCTCGTAGTTCTGTTGAGCCTTCTCCATCGCTCTCTGCTTTTCCTCTTCACTCAATTCTACATGCGTATCTACTACTACACGAGATACGTTGTTAGCCTTGCTTCCGGGGTCTTTCAGTTCCTTCTCGTCTATGAAGTGCTTTGCCATGCCGTATATCTCTTCATCAGCCCATCCGTTTTGCTTCTTCTTGCTGACCTCTGATAGGATATAATTACACACTGCTTCTGGCGTCTTCTCTGGTTGTTCTTGCATCTTCTTTGCAAACTCCAGATCCGTATCGGCTTCCTTTTTCAAGAACTCCTCGATACGCTTGATAAATAAATTAGTTGCTTTCATATTCCTTATTGCTTTGTTACGTATTTCAATATACCCTCGTCTTTCCGTTTCTCTTAGCGTCTCCCAGTCCGTACCTTCTACAAGTACCTGCCATTCGCCATTTACCGTCATACGCTTGGGAAACTTAAAACGTCCTTGTATCTTTCTTATAGTTGCTATGTCTCTTATCTTATAATAGACTACGATAAAGTACATCATCACTATCCAGCTACTTTGTGGTTATTCTTTCTCTTTTTAATCTCGGTGTATTCTTCATAGCTTACCGCATTCTTTCTGTCCTCTTCCATCTTCCTCTCTCGCTCTCTTTGCTCTATCTTTTCTATGATTTGGTTCCTCTCGTCAAAGAAGGTACGCAAAGCTCGCATAATTCTTACAGCATCTATGCACCCGTACATCTCTCCGTAATCTCCGTATTTCAATCGCTGAAAGAATAACATCAACTCGGATAGCTTCAAAAAGTAATACCGACTTAGTATCATCTTAGACATCTCTCGAACTACTCCTAACGTCGCTTTGTTTTCTTCCTTTACTCCGACAAAGTTCTGGTAGTCGTTCAGCTCTATAATTAACCAGTCAATAGATACCTGCTCGCCATAATCTCTGCTTACTTCTGCAAGCGTTGGGGCTTTACCATTAACGCACCTTTCTGGATAAGAATAACATCTCGACTGAAAAGAAGGGTTATACTTCTCCAGTAGCTCTCGTGCCTCCTCTTTGCTCTTACTTATAGTGAGACATGACTTCGTCGATGACTTCTTTATTTCGTGCCTCTCTCTTTGCAGTATTTGTGTCACTGTTTCTACCATATTCTTTGCCTTTTCCGTTCGTTAGCCATCTATTAACCATGCTATCGATACGCTTTATTTTTTGCCCCCCTGTGGTTACCCAGCCCTGGGCGTCATAGTAATAATAAAAGTTCTTTGCCTCCTCTTCACTCATACCCTTATCGGTGCATATCTTTAGCACATCTTTCAGCGTCGGTGTCGTAGGCTCTATTTTCTTAATCGGTTTAGTTTTTTTACTTCTCTCCTCCTTAAATAGTAGATTAGCCTCAACCTGCTTCTGCACCTTCTTAACTTTCGGTTGAGGCTTTTCCTTTACAGGCTTTTCTTCCTCCTTCTTCTTCGGGTGCATAGCTTCGTAAAGCTCCATATCTATGATATAGGCAGGCTGCCTCCGTCCATTCCCAGCCTCATAGGCTATTATATTGTTCTCGATAAGCCGTTTGCGTGCCGTTATTATCGTTTTAATATTCATTCCTAATAAAGTACACAACATTTCATTTTGAACCTCGCAGCGGGTCGGGAAACCTGCTATCTTAAAGTATCTCAATATACCGAACCAAAGAGCTATCTGGTAGCTATCCAGTCTCAACTCCTGAACACGCCCCCAGAACCATTCTATACGCTCCTCGTAACTCATGCCTCGATATATTCCTTGATAGCCTTTTGGAACTCTTCTAACGAATGGCACACTACATATTTGTTTTTCATACGCTTTGCCAGCTTCTCATATTCTCTCTGGCTCTGTGACTGCTTGCCTACAGGCGTCTTCATCTCAATACATAGCGAAGCATAACCACCCATAGGAACTTGAAGTATAAGATCGGCTACACCAGACCTTACCCCCTCGTCTTTCATTATCTTTGCAGTCCATGCGTTTCTTGCTCCTCCATTAGGAACAGCGAAAAACAATGGTTCGATACTCGGATAAGTCTTTCTGAACCACTCTACACACTGCTTTTGTATCTGACTTTCTGTTAATGGTTTCATTTAGTATTCTCCCTTAAACATATCAAAGGCTGCTTCTAACAACATCTGCTGCGTGTTAACCTTCTTTTCTTCTACATTATCAATCGTACCAGTTACTCCGTTGGCTATATCCTTCTTCGTCTGTATAAGTTGATACATATACTCGTCTATCGTTTCTTTTCCCAGCAAGTATGTACAGGTAACAGCGTTCTTTTGCCCGTTTCTGTGTGCTCTATCTTCCGCTTGGCAACAATCCGAATAAGTCCAAGGGAACTCGATAAACAACACGTTAGAGGCTGCTGTAAGCGTTAAACCAGTACCACCACTTCGATAGTTAAGTATAATCAGTTTCGTGTCGGGGTCTTGTTGGAAAGCATCAACACTTCGTTGCTTTGCCCTGTCATCATCATCACCCGTAACCGTAACAGCCTTTGGAAACTCTTTTTTTAACTCCTGTACAACCTGCTTTAGAAAACAGAACACAATCAGTTTTTCGCCTCCATCTATAGTGTTATGAATGATGTCAATAGCTGCCTTAATCTTTCCCTTTGATGATATCTGTTTTAAGATACCCATCTTTACCATTACAGCCCCTCGAATAGCTCTCTGTATCTTATCATCATCAGCCTTCTTGAACTCCCTTAGATACTGGATAACATCTCGTTTTGCCTCGTTGTACTCCTTCCTATTCTCAATATCAACTACCAGATATGAACGTGTCTTATCGGGTAGCCATTTCAATACATCTTTCTTTTGCCTTCTGAAAAAACAAAACTTATTCAAAAAGTAGTTAAGTTCCTTTAGATGGCTTGATTGGTTCTCGCCTGCGCAATATCTTTCTTTGAACTTAGTATATCCTCCGAAGTCCTCCAGACGCTCCATAATATTAAGCTGCTGTATAAGGTCGGTATTGTTGTTCACTACAGGTGTACCTGTCAACTCCAGTACAAACTCTTTACCCTTAGCAATACCCTGCACGAATTTACTTTGCTGTGTCTTACTTGATTTGCATTTGTGGCTTTCGTCAATGATGACAGACTTAAATAGATTTATCCTCTCGTCAAATTCAACACTCTTCAGCGTAAATCGTTGCTGGCTCTTTACTCTTTTAACAAAGTACTTCTTTAAGCTCTCATAGTTCGTAATGAAGACCTTTGCCAAAGGCTCTCCTGCATTATTGCGTGACTGCCAGAATAGCTGCCATGTATTTCTATTGGCATCACTTAGTATTACAGCTTGCACACCTCCAAACTTCTTAAACTCTCGCTGCCAATTTACTTTTAGTGACGCTGGGCATATTACCAGTGCTGGCCATGCCCCGCTCGCTGTCATCGTACCAATAGCCTGTGCCGTCTTTCCAAGTCCTGGCTCGTCTCCCATTATGCACCTCTTCTTCTCCAGTGCGTATGCTATACCTTCCTTCTGGTATTCGTATGGTTCAAGCGTCATATTATGCTCGACTTCCAGCTTTGGCATCTCTGGTATCTTGTAACTCTCTACTGGCTCCTCGTCTTTCAACCACTGAACGCTATTACATAGACGGCGTTGTACAGCCCAGTCCGCCATTAGCCTTAGATAATTCTCATCAGTAGGCGATACTTCCCAAAATTTACCGTCAGCCCTATAACGAGCTGACGGTATTCTTTTCACACATGCCACCAATAAAGGCTGGTAATTAAAAACTACCTTGTAGCAGTTAGGAGTTAAGGTAAACGTCATTATATTTAGACGCATCATAATTCGTTAAGCTACTTCTGTTTTCTTTTTCCTTCCTTTTTTCTTTCCCGTAGCGTGCACCTCGATAGATACCTGTGGCACTTCTCCAGCCTCAACACCTGCAAACGGATTGCCTGCTTCATCGAAGTTTAATTCGCCTTGCTTCAAGCCCCATTTACGCTCATTAACATACTGCTCGGCTTCATACTTCACATTGTCAATCGCTAAAGACAACTCCGACAGGTAATAGTATTTATCATCGTCGACTACAGAAATCTTTGGTGCGTTAAGGTTCATAACGTCGCCTCTATCAAGTACACGAGTACCTGATATCATTACCTCGTCTCCACTGAATGCAATAGACGTAACAGATAGTCTGTTGTAAATACCTTTCTCTTCTCGGTCTCTCTCCCTTTCCAGCTCTTCCAGCAAGGCATCGTAAGTCTCTCGCTGCTCTGTTAGGAAAGCTAAATGAGGTACGAGGGTCTTTATAGCCTCCTTGAAGTCCTTGTGCACAATATTAGCACCTACCATCGTAATGGTATCTCCATCACGATTAGAATACACCACATTAAGCGTATTCTGCTTTGTTAATTGAATTTTCTTAAAGTCCATTTTACTTGTTTTTATTTAGACATTATATTGCTGATAAAAAGCCTCAAAGTACCTATCATCTGGTATAGGTAGCATTATACCCAGTTCACTTGCTGCATCCGCCTGTATCTTGTTCAGAAAATCTGTCATCTGTGTTGTATTAAGCATAGATGATGTCTCGTACACCTTCTCTACCTTTTCTCCAACTCGGATGACTTTACACAAGAACTTCTTGCAGTAATACATGTAGATGTCATTCTTATCCGTTCCAGTACTATTCTCGATACACTTAAACCACATCCACATTAAATCGTTTTGATTTATCGTTCTTTTCTCACTAACACGTTTCAGTATCAGTGAATAGCTACCATTCTTTAACGTTGAAAAAAGATAGTCGAGATCCGTATCTAACGAAACCCGACCATCTCTCTTCTCAACTTTTACAACTTTCATTAAAATGGTAAATCATCTTCGGGGGCGGGTGGGAACGGTGCACCCGTATTTGGTTGCGCATAGCCTCCCTGTTGGTAGTTAGCTGGTTGCTGCTGTACAGGCTGCTGTGGAACTGTAGCCTGTTGAGGTTGTGTATAGCCTCCAGTAGGCTGCACAACCCCTTGCTGTTGCGGGGCTACATTCTGCACTGGGGCTGCTCCTACATTCTGCTGTTGCCCCTGCGGTATAGTCATTAATACTATACTATCTGCAACAATATCTGTCGTATACACATCAACCCCTTGTTGGTTCTTATACGTTCGATAGGTTATCATTCCGTCTACGGCTATCTTCATTCCCTTCTTTACGTAATTACCTGCAAAGTCTGCAAGGTTATTCCACGCTACAATACGGTGCCATTGCGTTACCTCTGGAACATCCGTACCATCTTTCTTTTTGTAGCCACCAGTAGACGTTGCAAGTGAAATCTGTGCATAATGTACACCTTGCTGCGTCTGCCGTAATTCGGCATCCTTGCCAACTACACCTATAAGGCTAACTGAATTCTTACTCCGTGCCATATCATAATACGTTAATCGTTATACTTCCTTTGACTTTTGACACCTTCAAGCACTCTTTGTATACGTCTGGGTACATCTTCTTTACCTTTGCCGTATCTATACTCTCTCGTGTGCTATCCAGCTTACGAACTATCTGTATTCGTTCGCTTTGCCACTTCTTTACGTTGTGCTCTGCCATGAGATTGTATAAGCCTTCTTTCAGCTCTTTCTTTCTCTCTTCCATCTGCTTTAGCTGGGTTTCGATTTTGATAATCTCGTCCTCGGCATCCTTCAGCGTGGCTGGTAAAGCCTCCTCGATAGGCTCTAATTCTGTAGAAGTCTCTTTAGCTCCGAAATACTTCTCTCTGTATGGTGTTGAATCTTCCTTTGCGAGGTATGCCTTAACTATCTTCTTACAATCCGTTGCACTGATACGGTTAAGTTCCATCAGTTCCGCCTTTCCGTACTGTTCTTTTGGCAGCCAGACAACAAACAATCGTCCAGCCTTCTTGCCTTTGTTACACTTCTCAAACAGATAAGCGTAAATAGACAACTGCAACGATACATTGTTTTTGTGTATCTTGCTCGTAGTCTTAATGTCAGCCAGCGGATAGCAGCCTTTCTCGTCCTCATCGAAGACAACATCAATACTCGAAGCTATATTCTTTCCATCATCTACGAGATACTCGTTTTCAGCCGTTGTAAGCCCGTTTTCTTTCTTTAGCCTTACATACTCCTTAACCTCTGGCAAATCATCTCCAAAACCGCAATTATCGTATTGCTCGCACTTCTTATGAATAAGCGAACCATGCTCGGCTGCTTTCTCCAATACAGACTGCGGAATGTCCTTATAGGTATCTGGGAACATCCACTTGACAATTGCCGTTACACCACTCAATCGCACACCATCCAAAGTGTACGTATGTGCACCTTCATCAAAGATGACAGGACTTTTCTTTAATTCTATCTTTTTTTTCATTGTACTTCACTTTGATAATTCGTTAATAACATCGCCTAAGTCCTCAATGTAACTTCTCCCGTGTTCATCGGTAGGGAATAGATATGAAAAATCTATATAGTTATTGTCGCATCCATATCCATCTCCAGATGGTGAAAAAGCCAAGCATTCCTTAACCTTGTCATATTCCTCTTTCTCGATTAAAGATGTTACTTCTTTAAGGCGCTTAACAACTTCTTTCTTTAGTTTCTCCTTGTACTTGCTTGAAACTAATTTATTTGCTTCTTTATCATTAAAGCCTGCATCTAACAAAAGCTCGATAAAGTCTCTACGAAAGTCTTTATGTAATATATTCTTTTCCATAGTTACGCTGCTTTTTCAATTTTCTTTGACTGCTTCGTGCACGCATCAACAAATACAGGGTCTTTCTTTAGACCCGGATAGAGATTATAAGTATCCTCCAGCTCCTTCCGTGTCGTAGCTCTCTTTACTCGGTCGATAGCCTCTGCACGCACATCATCCAACTCGCTCGAGTTACCCCAAGTATAACGTACCACTCCTTTATCATCCTTGATTTCGATAAAGGATACTTTACGTTGGTTATCATACTCTATAGACGATACGACAAATCTTGGTTTTGGCTGTCGCTTTCCATTATACCCAGACTTCCATTCGTCTTCCTTTAGGTTTATCCAGACAAACGGACATGTGTATAACTCTCGACCAATACCCCAGTTCACACAAGCACGCTTGAAGGCATCAGACGCTTGTCCCTTCTCTTTCTCTGTATAGCTTTCGGTTCCTACGTCTTGTTTTGTCACCCACTCGCCATTATCAGATAGCACGGCTACCGTACAGAATAGACTGCCGTTAATCAATTCATGGCTGCGCTTCCATTTTTCCGGTCCGACAACCTCATCAAGTAGCGTCATATCTACTCTCGCATTCTTGTACATTAGAAGGCTGCACCCTTTGCCATCCGTAACTGCTCCGACCCTACACTCTATCTCGTCTGCATGTAAGGTTCTAAAATTTAATTTATCCATACGCTTAATTAATTAAAAATCGTAGGTACGGCGGTATCGAACCGCCCAGACAATCACTTGCCCGCACCCTGCTGCACCTTCCAATACTTCAAAATAAACTAAAAAAAGACTCTCACAAAAGTGAAAGCTATTCGTTTCTCCTGTTTAATCTCCTTACCAGATAGCCTGCACAAAGCGTAGCCCCTGCAGAAATGATTAACGCACCTCCAGCAGCTATCGCAGCAATGATAATACAGATAGCTATAAGATTAACTAATAGCACCGTACCTCTCGTTACTGGCTCTTCCATGATTTTGGTATAGAGTTCGCTCTGCTCGTCAAGCCAACTAACGACCTTGTTTTTATTTATCTTCCTTGTTTTCATTTTGCTCTTGCATATCGTAGGACATCGGCAGCGTTTACCAACCATTTGCCGTTCTGGGCTTCTCCGTTGCCCTTCTCGGCTCTAATCTTTCCAGCAGTGATTAGCCTTTCCAGTCTGGCACGACCTCCTACTATCTTCTCGCTGAACCTCAATCCAAATGTTTTATTATTCATTACTCGCATTATGGTCAAGAGCTTTTCACTATCCGTAATCATGTAGTTTCCCATTTCTTGACCTTATTTCAGTTCTCGCACGTCTCGACATCCTACATCTTCGTAAATCTCCTCCGTTGTTCGTTACTTGCAGAACGACGAAAAGCAAACTAAAGAGTATCTCGATACCATGCTTTCGTATCTCCTTGAGGTCAAAGTTTATCTTTAACCTCGCACAAACCATCCACCATAACAGCTCGGTATCTTTCGATATACCAAGTTTCCTGTAGATTGTTTTCTTTTGCGTCTTCACCGTCCAATAGCTTTTGCACAACTTATCGGCTACTTCCTTATCAGAATAGCCTTTGCAGTACTCCAGTATCAGACGGTGTTCTGCTTCAGATAGTACAGCTTTAGGATATTCTGGTGACTTCTACCACCAGCCCCAAAGTCTTCATCTGAAATTTCCATCCTTCACGTCGCTTTATCGCAGAAATACGCCCTGTGGTAACTCTTACCACATCCAGACGCTCTATCGGCCATATTTCCGTATCTCCTACCTTCATTCTCTTTAAGGTAGGCATAACCGGTTTATTCTCTTCTACCATCGCTCAATCAATTTGTTTGTTAACTTCTTAATGTCGTCTACATCCTCCTTCATCTTCTTAATCTTATTAACATTCTTCATCCAGTAATCTTTATAATCATTAGCAGCTTTTTTGTAAGCCTCCGTCAAGTACTCCTGACCTTTTAACTGATTAGTAAGATCGTCAACCTTCTTCTGTAACTCTTCATTCTCTTTCTGTAACTCTGCTACATCAGTAGTCTTTTTCTTTTCTTCCATAACTATTTTGAATTTAATTAATAATACTTGTGACTGGCTGACCTACTACGGTCTGTTTGTGTTACTATTCTTCGCACTATGCTGTCGAGTTCAACGACGCCAGCCTATTTTGTTACTTAGCTCCTTGTTACTTTCTTCCCCGCTGCTTGCCTCGACCCTTATAGGGCTGCTTGCTTCTACGGTTGGCCTCTGCTTCATCGCTATACTTGGATATTATTTCAATCCTGCAATTTACAGCCCCATCAGGCAGGGGAACCGCTACATTATGCGTAGCCTTCGTGGCAAAGGTGGATTCGAACCACCATCGAGCCTCATACTCTTTTGCCTTGGTGATTAAGGCTCACCTCGCCCGATTGTTGTGGTACAATTCTAAACCACCCGCTTTCAGTCATTTTTATTTTTGAGAGATGGCTCAAAGGGTTTCCCCGAAAATCTGTACTCTCTGCGCTGTGGGTGTCTCGGAGTTGAACCAAGTAGCCAGCCTTTAACTGAACACCCTGTATAGTGGTTAATTAGTGTGCGTAATAAGTTACCTTCAACCCCCTTCTTAATTTGCATACGCATTTATCTTGACCTGACTTGTAAGCTCTTTCAATCTGCTTGTTTGCATGCTCTGTTCCTATCAGAAGGATGAGCCCTGAAACTCCTACCAGTTTATCAACCTTCTTGCCTTCCTCCGTATATCCGTAAACTTTAATCTTAAAGTCTCGATTTATCTCTCGTGTGCTGTACTGTAATTTTGTTGCTTTCATAAGAAGTCTTTTAAAGTATGCCCCTTATCGGGGCATATTAGTTTACCTGATAGCATTTCTGAATATTTCACAAGCCTTATTGTTATCAACTCCTAACTTTTTCATTATAAGTTGGATGTACATATCTACATCACTCTTGTTATTGATAAGACCTTTAACAAAATCTGCAAGGATAAAATCTTGCACCATTCTTGTTTTTGCTAACTTTGCTGTAACTTTAATTGCTTTCATATTCAAGTCTTTTTTTTTATTTACCCCGTTTGAGGTATTGTTTATTTTTGTTTATTTCAAAGTTTATTTGTATCTTTGTTTCAGAATTACAGTGCAAAGATAAGAACAAAAATTAT